GAGCTGCACACGCCCGACGACCCGCCCTCGAGGAACACCCCCGCCCCAGTAGGGAGGACCCTGACCGTGGATGAGCTGGAGGAGGCGCTGGCCGCCGCAGAGGAGGACGTCGCCGCGGAGGTGCGCGCCGTCCTGGAAGAGGTGGCCGAGGAGTTCGCCCTGGAGCTGCAGGACGCCACCGAGCTGGTCGCGGCCCGGTTCTCCGTCTCCCGGATCGCCGGCATGTGGAGCCGGCGGATGCCGCGCCTGCTGCGCCGCCTCCTGGGCGTCACCGAGCAGGCCGCCACCACCGCCGCCGACCAGGTGGACGCCGAGCTGCCGGAGGGGTGGGAGGACCTGCCCGGCCGCCACGACCGGGGCGAGGAACTGCCCGAAGGCATCGGCCAGTACGTGGACTCCACGGAGCACCTGCTGCGCGCTGTGGGTGACCGCCTGGCCGACGTCGCCGTGCGCGAGCTCGCCGCCGGGGTGGACGCGGGGGAGACCACGGAGCAGCTGAGGGCGCGGCTGCTCGCCGTGTTCCAGCGCGACGGGGCGCAGCTCGGCCCCGGCCGGGAGGCGCTGATCGCCACCACGGAGGCCTCCCGCGCCTGGAACACCGCCACCCTGGCCGCCGCCCAGGCCCTCACCGGCCCGGACCGCCCCATCGTCAAGCAGTGGCAGACCCGCCGGGACTCCCGTGTGCGGGACGCCCACCAGGGCGTGGACGGATTCGTGCGCCTGCTGGACGACACGTTCGAGGTGGACGGCGTCGACATGCAGCACCCCGGTGACCCCACCGCACCCCCGGCTCTCGTGTGCAACTGCCGGTGCATCCTGCGCCTGCAAAAGGCAGACGAACACCGCGCCTCCGGCTACGGAAGCCAGGGGCCTGCGCGGGTACACGTCTTGGCTTCCACGGCCGAGGACGCGACCGACCCCCGATACCCCGGGACGCGGTACCTGATCGCCGCGCAGGGCTACTGCTACCTCAACGACGGCGGCGGCCACTGCACCTGTGACGGCACCGCCTGCCAGGACACGCCCCCGGCCGGGCACAACAGGTTCCCGTACAGCGTCGCGGAGGTCACCAATCCGGAGGGCCTGGCCGCCGCGGCGACCGAGCACACCGGAGCCATGATCGCCCTCGTCCCCAGCGCCGCCGATGTGGAGCGCCTGGCCCTTGAGGAAGGCGAACCAGCGGAGGAGCTGCACTGCACCCTGTGGTTCCTCGGCGAGGCCGCCGACTGGACCGAGGAGCAGCGCGCCGAGCTGATCGCCGGCGTCCGCTCCCGCGCCCACGAGCTCGGCGGGCCCGTCCACGCCAGGGCGTTCGGCGTCAACCACTGGAACCCCGCCAGCCCCGATCCGGCCTGGGTGTGGGCCATCGGTGACGACCGCGACGCCCCCGAGGACGCCCCCACCCTGCAACAGGCCCGGTGGGTCGCCCTAGACGCCCTGGAAGACACCCACGACCGCCCCGACACCCCGGCGCAGCACTCCCCGTGGTGCGCCCACGTCACCGGCGCCTACACCACCGACACCTGGCCGCTCACGGCCATGGCCGACCGCCTGGGCCCGCTCACCTTCGACCGCATCCGCCTGGCGTTCGCCGGCGAGGTCACGGACATTCCACTCGGCCCCGAGGAGGAGCCATCCATGGACAACCCCACCGACGCCCAGGCCGCCGCACTGCCCGTGCGCACCTGGAGCACACCCGGGGACACCGCCCTGGCGTTCGAGGACACCGAGACCGGCGACGGCCGGATCTTCGCCGCCGGCGCCCTGTACTGGGAGGCCGGCCCTTGGCCGCTCCAGTACGCGGACGAGATGGGCATGGGCCACGAGGGCGCCGAACTCGCCGGCGCCATCGAGGAGTACACCCGGGACGGCAACCGCATCACCGGCCGCGGCCCCCTGTACCTCACCCAGCGCGCCGGATACGAGGCCATGACCCTGCTGGAGCAGGACCCGCCCGCCCCGCTCGGGGTCAGCGTGGACCTGGACAGCGTGGACGTGGAGTTCGTGGACCGCACCCTGGCCGAGGACGAGGACGGGTTCCTGGTGCTCGCCGCGTCCATCCCGTACGCCTCGGTGATGCGCCTGGAAGACGGCGGCTGGATCATCAACGCGTCCACCGCCGTGGAGGCCACCGCCTCCGGCACCGCCCTGACGCGCCGCCAGCAGATGGCGCAGCTCATCACCGGCCCGGACGGCCGGATCCCCGCCAAGGCCCTGGCCGCGTTCGACGGGGCGCACCTGCCCCTGCGCCGGGTGTCGGCTGCGGCCGGGGACAGCGACAGCGACGACGGCGTGGTCCTCCACGCCGAGCAGGCCGGCGACTTTGTCGTGCGCATCACCAAGGCCCGGCTGCGCGGCGCCACCCTGGTGGCGATGCCGGCGTTCGACCGGGCGCGCATCGTGCTGGACCCCCCGGAGGAGCCCGAGGAGGAACAGGCCGCCGCCGTGGCCGCCGCGCTGCTCGCCGCGGCCAGCGCCCCGGGGGAGACGCGGCAGCAGGTCATCCGGTACGTGCGCGCCTCGCCCGGCCCTGTCGGTGCGGCGGACGTGGGCAAGGCCCTGGGCATCGCCACGAGCACGGCGGCCGGTCACCTGCGCTCGGCCGCCAAGGATGGCCACCTGGTGCGCCTGGCTGCCGGCCTGTACGTCGGCGCCTCCTCCCTGCCGGAGGGCACCGACGCCACCGCCAGTGCGGCCGCCACGGTGGCGGCGGTGGTGGAGGGCGAGGACCCCGCCCTGACCGAGCTGGTGGCCTCCGCCTGGACGGCCATGCGCGACCTGCCGCCCATGCCCGCCGGCTGGTTCGCGGAGCCCACGGAGGAGGAGCTGCCCCCCGGCAGCGGCGGCGTGCACTACAGCAACGGCCGCATCTACGGGTGGGTGGCCCAGGCCGGGGAGCCCCACGCCGGGTTCACGAACCGCCGCCTGACGATCGAGAGCCTGGGCGACATCGACACCACCCACTTCCTGCGCGCCCGCTTCCTCCTCGACAACGGGGAGTACGTCAAGGCCGGCGCCTTCACGATGAACGCCCCCCACAGCCGTGACGGGGCGGAGTGCAACGACGTGGCCTGCCAGTTCGACGACTCAAGGACCGTGGCGGGCATCGTCACCGTGGGCATGAACAGCAGGGGCATGTGGTTCAGCGGCGCGGCTGCGCCCTGGCTCAGCGACTGGGACCGCACCGTGTTCATGGGGTGCCAGCCCAGCTACCACATGAAGCAGGGCGACAACGGCACGTGGCAGCTCCGCGCGGTGCTCTCCGTGCCGGTGCCCGGCCACTCCAGCCCGCTGCTCGCCGCCGCCGTGGAGCGCGGCAACCTGGCCCTGGCCGCCTCCGCCGCGGCGGTCGCCGACCTCACCACGGACACGTCCGGACACGCCCCGGACACCCCGGCGGACACGTCCGGCAGCCGTGCCCCCGGACACCTCGCGGACGGCCTTGACCTGCTCGGACAGCGTCCGGACGCCAGCAGCGGACACACCCCGGACGACCTGTCCGCGCTGCTGGACAACCCCGCGTTCCTGGACGGCCTGTCCGCCGCCCTGGCGCGCCGGGACCAGGACCGCCGCCAGGAGGTGGCCGCCCTGGCCGCCTCCGTCCTCACCACCACCGACCCGAAGGGGGACCAGTAATCATGGGATGCGCCTGCAGCCAGCGAGGCCGCACGCAGTACGAGGTGGCCATGGACGCCGGCCGAGGCCGCGTCGCGTTCACCAGCGGCAGCAAGCCCACCGCCACCACCGTGGCCCAGCGGTACACCGGCAGCGCCGTCCGCGTGAAGGACACCGGTGAGATCGTCCACCACACCGAGACCCACGAGGTGGTCGACACCGCGGGACTGGTGGTGTTCGCCACCTCCGACCTGGAGGCCGCCAAGACCCACGCCGCCACCCTGGAGACCGCCCACGTGCGGGAGCGGGAGACGGGCGAGGTCGTCCACACCCACCCGGCCCCGGCCCCCAAGAAGAGCAGCCGCAAGACGGCCGAGGACGGGCAGGCTCCCGCCTGACGCCCCCTGCCGCGCCCCAGGGCACCCAACCACCCCCCGGGGCGCGGCAGGGG